CATAAATTTTATGCGCAGTTCACAGCTTCCTCTAGCATTCACCTGTCGCCAGGTGAGTGAGAGGCAAGATGCTGTCCCTGTAGCAGCCAATGGCTGCCTTCGCCTATATGGCGATGTGGTCATTGACCACAAGCACCTCTTTGAGGTTATTCCCAGTGGGAAGTTTTGGTCCTATGGACCTGAGAGGCAAATTGCGGAAGTTAGGCAACACACCTACTTCCTATGCGGCTTAAAGCCTGCAAACTATGGGATACTTTTATCCCGGCTGAAGTCAGCCAAGGACTATAAGTCCTATTGGTCAGATTTTACTGACAACCATGACGCGATTATGTTCAGCGTCTGTGTGGCCCTATCAGGGCAAGATGTTCCATGGGAACTAATTAAGAGAATTAGGATTTCCCTTGTCTCGAACCTTATTCAGGGGCGAGACAAATTCCTTATCTCTAGAAAGGCCTATTTGGCCAAAATGAGGAAATTTATCCTCGCTGGTGGTGACATGCCACCTTTGCCACGTAATTTATCGTGGATGGGCGATATATTCGCCAGGATCACAGATCCTAAGCACTCTAAGTGCTACGTCGAGAAGTACATGACGCTCCTTAATAAAAGGAGTTGTGGGGTCCCCAAGGACCCAGCATTCATTGAATGCAAGCTTCAGGAGTTCTTTGACTCCGTGAACCGTCCCGAAAGGGACAACTCCCCGTTTGTGTATAGGGAGCTTGTGTCGGCAACACTGAAGGTGTCTGAGCATTTTGTAGCTCGGAACCTGTCAGCAGCCGCCACGGTTCTAATCACCACCTCGGCATGTTTCGAGCGAAGTGAGAAGCAAGGAGGGAAACTTTCCCTCGTGCAAGAAATTGCACGTTCCGATTCGGAACAAGTCATGTACGATCTTACGACAGGGGAGATTCTCCCCGAGAAGGCTATACGCCTTGCAGATAAAATTCTGCATAAATCCTTGGAAATGTACAAGGAGGGGTACAAAGATTTGTACAGCACACGAGTGTGCGCGCTGCCCGAATTGGGCATGAAGATGAGGATTCCTACGTGTTCCTCGTTCTATCGGACGCAGATATTGCAACCGATATCTAAGATATTCTTAGAATCCCTAAAAGGGGTACCCGAACTTCGGGCTGGATTGTCGCTTGAAAGGCAAGGTTGGGAAGCCTATAAGACCTTCAAGCCAGGAGAATTTCTCCAGAGAGCCAATGACTCTATTCTTTGCTCGGATTATACGAGCTCGACCGACTGGATTAAAAAGTCTGTCGCTAAACAGGCGTATGACGCCCTGTCCGCAGTCGCGGGCGTACCTAAATGGTACAGGGAAGTAGGCAAGGAGGTCTACTTCCACAATTTGACTCATCTCCCTAGGGAGAGACGCACGATTCGTGCATTACGCGTTGCGGGCCGACCTGACGGTGGTCCACAGAAGCAGTCTGTCCTTGAGACAGAACACCTGATAAATTCAGGATTAATGATGGGTGATCCCATTACGAAGGCAATGCTTTCATTTCTCAGTCTCATGGTTGGACTGAAGTTTTCAGACCCTAGGTCTGGCGGTGCTCCTAGCACCAAGATCTTCATCGTTGGCGACGATTTCGTTGCCGTCGGTCCCCGAGGGGACCTTTCCAGGTTTCGAGCCTGTGCCGAGAATCTCGGTTTCGTCGTTTCGACGGATGACACTTTTGTGTCGCGCCACTGGGCGCATTTTACGGAATTTTGTTTCCGGATTCCTAGGAATCGTTGGGAGGATTACTCCCTTTGTAAGGTGCTTCGGCACCATCCCTGCTATGCAGATGCTATCCGACCCCGAATCGTTATGCGGGTTGGAAAGTCCGGATCCAATGAATCCGACCCCCGAGTGGGGAGACTGAGGCTACTAGCCCAGGAAATGGGGTATATCCCCGAGACTCATGTCTCTGGAACAATGTTCCACCTGGCCACTGTGTGGCAGGATGTCCAATTTGGCATACGATCTGCGATTCCTTACCTCCCTCATATTTTCGGAGGGATGGGGAAGGTTCCGCCGCCCGGCTATTTGTCGGGCCTTAGGCAGGATAAGGCGGTGGCGCTACTTTACGTGGCTAACCACTACCTGTCCTGGCCTAAGGATAGCAGGGTTTATCACCCTGCTCGCGAATTCCTTCGCGCGCGTGTCCAGTTGAACACCCAGCTTTACAACTCCCACATGGGGGAGGCCAAGCTCGTCAATTTGACGAATATCACCAATTTGGTGGAGGCGAGAAAAGATTTCGCCAAATTTGCAGTAATTACTGCGGCCGAGCAAGTCTCGGCGGGAGTGAATCTCTCACGCGTGCTTTCGCACGAAAACCACCATGTGGTCACCAGTGATATGCTGGCTGAGCGTCTGTACATCTTTTCAACTGTCATGAAGACGGTGTATGATGTTGACGTTCTCAACGCGCCTATATTGGACGCAGAACCCCAGATACCTGACGAGGTCTGGGATCTTCCTCAAAAAGAGGGCCACGGTAGTTACCGTGAATTGGCGGAGGAGTTTATACCCTGCCGCACCGTCTACCTCAAGGAGGTAATGTGCCTGCTAGACACGAGTACAATTACTCACCCGAAGGTCCCACTAACCGTGGATATCTTAGCAAATGCTGAGAAGCCCGGAGAAACGGATCTCCAGGAGTTTGCGTACTACGTACGACAGCTCAAAGGCCATACGGACAATGTCCGTGCGTGGATGAATATTCCACGGAAGATCATCGATGCCGACTCGATCTTGAAGCACATCGCCAAACTCACGTTCGAACTGACGGGGGAAACCCCGGCAATCGCGACGAGAGACCGCAACTTGTTGCGGGAGACGGGTGCCCAAGGTCTTGAAGGCATTCGAGTAGAGGCGGATATTGATACCGCCCTGGCGATTCGCCAGTGGGGCCGCGATCTCGACGACCCGTTGCTGCGAAAGGCAGCGCTAGATTTACTAGCAAAGAGGATCCAAGATGGTCCATTAGTCTCATCGAGACAGGTCTTATTAGACCCAGCTAATGTGGAAGCCACTCGTTTAGAGCGGTTCGCACAACGCGATCTGCCAAAGGCAGACTCACAACTTGTGAGGAAATACCTATTAGGTAATTATGCTCCCTTTGTGGAGCGAGATGCGAGCGAATTTAGCTCGGTGACTGAGTTTATCCAGTCAACATTTTCCTCATTGAGGAAACACGTGGGGCAGTGAATGCACTTCACTCACACAGTCAAGGGTAATTTGCCCTTCTGCATGATCCATGCAGCCATCCGGCCGACCACG